GAACCACGCCATTGGCGTCGATGCGAGCACGGGCGTTGGCCAGATGATCGCGCGTGTGTTCGCCGGACTCCTGCTTCGGGAGTTCGGCGAGGACGCATTCCGCGTCGAGCGCGTTAGCAACACACCCGACGCTCAACCCCAGGAGGTCCACGGATGAGCTTGATGGCGTGCGTACAGCGTGGTCGGACAGCGAAGCCGCCACGCATTCTGCTCTACGGAGTCGAAGGCATCGGAAAAAGTACGTTCGGGTCGCAAGCTCCCAGTCCGATCTTCATCCAGACGGAAGACGGCCTGGATGAGATCGCGTGCGACAAGTTCCCGCTGGCTGCAAGTTACGACGATGTGCTGACGGCGCTGAGCGAACTCCGCACCGAGCGGCACGAGTACGAGACCGTGGTGATCGACTCGCTGGATTGGCTGGAGCGACTCATCTGGGACAAGCTCTGTGCCCAGTACGGCGTTTCGTCTATCGAGAAGGTCGATGGCGGCTATGCCCGCGGTTATACGCACGCATTGAGTTACTGGCGAGAGGTGATCCACCAGCTTGCTGCGCTCCGCGACCAGCGCGGCATGGTGGTCCTGCTTATTGCTCACTCGAAGATTGAGCGTTTCGAGGACCCGGACTCCTCGCCGTACGACCGCTATTCGCCCCGGTTGCACAAGCATGCTGCTGCGCTGGTCAGCGAGTGGTGCGATGCGGTGCTTTTTGCCACGTGGAAGATTCGCACCCAGAGCGAGGACGCCGGCTTTGGCCGCAAGCGAACCACTGCCCATGCCGTGGGCAAGAACGGCGAGGAACGCGTGCTGCGTTGCGTTGGCGGGCCGTCGTGCGTCGCCAAGAACCGTTACGGGATCGCCGAGGAACTGCCGCTGTCATGGGCAGCGTTCGTTGCAGCATTGACCCACCAGCAACCAGCAACCAGGGAGTAACCCCAGATGGTCGATTTGCGCGGATTCGATGCCAGCCAGGTAGAACCAACCACGGACTTCGAGCCACTGCCGGCCGGTAAATACGTGGCGGTGATTACCGACAGCCAGATGAAGCCTAACAAGGCCGGCACGGGGCAGTACCTCGAGCTTACCTTCCAGATCATCGAAGGGCCACACAAGAACCGGTATCTCTGGGCGCGTTTGAACCTGGATAACCCGAACGCGACTGCGGTGCAGATCGCCCGAGCGGAACTGTCCGCTATCTGTCGGGCTGTTGGCGTACTGGCGCCCAACGATTCCATCGAGCTGCACAACTTGCCGCTGGTGATCCACGTCAAATGCAAGAAACGTCCTGACACGGGCGAGATCACCAACGAGATCAAGGGCTACTCGAAGAAGGAATCGCCGCCGGTAACCACGCAAGCCCCGTCGAGCAGCACGCCCCCGTGGAGACGTGTGTGATGGTGGAAATCGAGCTGCCCCATCCGCCGAGCGCCAACCATTACTGGCGTCGTGTGGGACCGCGTACGTTGATCAGCCGCGAAGGACGGCGGTTTCGCCGACGCGTCGTAGCGATCCTTGCGGCATTGGGACTGAGGCCGCTGTCGGGCAGGCTGGCCGTCCACGTGCAGCTCTTTCCGCCGGATGGTCGCCGGCGTGACCTGGACAACGCGTTGAAGGCCCTGTTGGATGCGCTCCAGCACGGCGGAGCGTACGGCGACGATAGCCAGATCGTGGAGCTTGCCGTGGAGAAGCGGGAGCCGGTGGAAGGCGGGAAAACTCTCGTTCGGATTCGGAAGCTGTAGATGCTCACGTTACGACCTTACCAGGAAGAGGCCAGGGCGGCCGTTTACGAACACCTGCGCACGCGGGACGACAATCCGTGCGTCGTCATCCCCACGGCCGGCGGCAAGACGCCCGTGATGGCCAGCATCTGCAAGGACGCCGTAGTCCAGTGGCAGGGCCGCGTGCTGATCCTGGCGCATGTGCGCGAACTGCTGGAGCAGACGGCCGACAAGCTGCGCAGGGTCTGCCCCGAAGTCCGGTTCGGCATCTATTCGGCCGGATTGAAGCGTCGTGACCGGGAGCATCCGGTCATCCTGGCGGGCATCCAGTCGGTGTACCGGCGGGCCTGCGAGCTGGACGCCTTCGACCTCATCATCATCGACGAAGCTCACATGACGCCGCCGGAAGGTGACGGCATGTACCGGCAGTTCCTGGCCGACTCCCGGACGATCAACCCGAACGTGCGGATCATCGGCTTTACGGCTACGCCGTTTCGGTTGAAGACGGGGCCGATCTGTACGCCGGATGGCTTTCTGAACCACATCTGCTACGAGATCGGCGTGCGTGAGTTGATCGTGCAGGGTTACCTCTGTCCGCTGATCAGCAAGGCGGGCGTCACGAAGGCCGACTTCAGCCAGCTGAAGGTTCGCGGCGGCGAGTTCGTCGCGGACGAGATGGAATCGCTGATGGACGACGACCGGCTCGTCGAGGCGGCATGCGGAGAAGTCGTGGCATACACCGCCGAGCGTCGGTCGGTGCTGATTTTTGCATCGGGCATCAAGCACGCGCGGCACATTGTGCACGTGCTGCGCGAAAAGCACGGCCTGGAGTGCGGCTTCGTCTGCGGCGAAACACCCGGCCAGGAGCGAGACGCCATCCTGGGTCGATTCCGTCGCGGTGAGCTGAAGTACCTCTGCAATGTCAACGTGCTGACGACCGGGTTCGATGCACCGAACATCGATTGCGTCGTGCTGCTTCGGCCGACGATGTCGCCAGGGTTGTACTACCAGATGGTCGGACGCGGATTCCGGCTGCATCCGGGCAAAGAGAACTGCCTGGTGCTGGACTTCGGCGGTAACGTTGTCCGGCACGGGCCGGTCGACCAGCTCCGTGTCAAAGAGCATGGCGGCAATGGCAACGGCCAGGCCCCGGCGAAGGAATGTCCGGGGTGCCATTCGGTGATTGCGGCGGGCTATGCCCGGTGTCCGGACTGTGGCTACGAGTTCCCGCCGCCCGAGCGCAGCAAGCACGACGCCCGGGCCAGCGAAGCCGGTGTTCTGTCAGGCCAGGTAACAACGACCCGCTACGCCGTGCAGGACGTGTTCTACAGCGTCCACAGGAAGCGTGGCGCACCGGAGGACGCACCGCGCAGTATGCGGGTCGACTACCGGGTCGGCTGGCACGATTACAAGTCGGAATGGATTTGCTTCGAGCACAGTGGCTACGCCCGGGCGAAGGCGGTCCAGTGGTGGACGCGGAGGTCGAAAACCTCCGTGCCGGACACGGCCGAGGAGGCTGTGGAACTGGCCCACGCAGGGTGCCTGGCTCCGACGCACGCCATCACGGTCCGTAGCGTCGCAGGCGAGGACTTTGACCGGATTATCGGCTATGAGCTGGGCGATGTCCCGCCGGCGTTCAACGAGGATGGGCTGAGCGAAGAGGCGCTCGACTTCCCGTTCGGGGCCAACGCGGCATTCCGTGAGGAGGAGCTGCCGTGGTGACGTCGGACGAGATGCTCTGGGCTGCGCTCCGCTATGCCGAGCTGGGCTACCGGGTCTTCCCTTGCGTGCCGTCAGGCAAGTCGCCGCTGACAGCGCACGGCTTCCATGACGCCACGACGGACGCCGCGCAGATCGAGCGATGGTGGACGCAACATCCCGACGCCAACATCGGCATCCCGACGGAAGGGCTGGTGGTGATCGACGTCGACGGAGCGGGCAACCCGTGGCCAGCCGATCCGGACCAGGCCACGGACCTCAGTCTGGCGGGCGCAGTGTCGCTGACGCCGCGTGGCGGGCGGCACTTCATCTTCCGCTGCCCCCCGGGCAAGACCTGGCGCTGCTCGACCGGCCAACTGGCTGGTGGCGTCGATGTCCGCACCGACGGCGGCTACATCGTCGTGCCGCCCAGCCGCACCCGGCAGGGCAGCTACCGCTGGGTGGACGACCTGGAACTCGACCGGCCAGCACAAGGGCTGCCCGAACCGCCCCAGTGGCTCATTGCGGCACTGGATGCCCTGGTGGCCAACCGGTCAGGCAATGGAAAGCCCCGCGAAGCCACCGACGTTACACGCCAGGTCCCATCGAACCAGATCCCCGCCGGACAACGCAACTCGACGCTCGTGCGCCTTGCAGGAGCCATGCGTCGCGTGGGGATGAGTCAAGCTGAGATTGCAGCGGCCCTGTTGCGGGTCAACCAGGATCGTTGCACACCGCCGCTCTCTGCGCGTGAAGTGGAGCGGATCGCCGCCAGCGTGGCACGGTATGAGCCAGACGCGGTGTCGGTGGCGTTGGCCGAGAATCACTTCGACCAGATGTTCGCCGAAGAAACGGCCGATGAAAACCCTGTCAACCCTGATCCAGGGCCAATCGCCGACGAATTGCTGCACGTCCCCGGATTCATCGACGCGGTCATGCGCTACACGCTCGACACCGCTCCGTACCCGGAACCGGTGTTGGCCTTCGCCGGCGCGTTGGCGTTGCAGGCATTTCTTGCCGGCCGCAAGGTGTGCGACGCGCTGGATAACCGTACCAACCTGTACGTGGTAAGCCTTGCCAATTCCGGTGTTGGCAAGGACCACGCCCGCAAGATCAACGCACGAATTCTATGTGAAGCTGGCCTCGCCGATGGCCTGGGCACGAGCTTCGCTAGCGGTGAAGGGATCGAGGACCGGCTCGTAGTTCAACCGAGCACGTTGTTTCAAGTCGATGAGATCGACGGACTCCTCATGCGTGTCAGTCAGGCCAAGGACGCCCGGCATGAGCAGATCGTCTCCATGCTCCTGCAGATGTACTCGGCAGCATCCACGGTGTACGTCATGCGAGCCAAGGCAGGCCGCGAACGGACCGTCATCAACCAACCGTGCTTGTGCCTGTTCGGCACGGCTGTACCCAAGCATTTTTACGAGGCGTTGTCCGCACGCCTGCTGACGAATGGCTTTCTGGCCCGCCTGGTGGTCCTGGAGTGCCGACGACGCGGCTGTGGACAAGACGAAACCATGCACGCCATCCCGGAATCGGTCCTCAGTACGGCCCGTTGGTGGGCGGAATTTCGGCCCGGTGGCAACCTTGCCAGCGAGAATCCCAGCCCCCGGCTGGTACCACATACCGGCGAGGCCCAGGCCGTGTTCCGCGATATCCGCGAACGGGCTGAAGCTGAGTACGACCGGGCGCAGGACCAGAATGACCCCTCGTCAATGGCCATCTGGGCACGCGCTTACGAGAAGGCCCGACGTTTGGCGCTCATCTACGCTTGCAGTGCCTGCTACGAGCAACCGGAGATCGGACGCGACGCCGCCGAATGGGCCGGTGCATTCATCGAACACCAAACGCGACGCATGCTCTTCATGGCCTGGCGATACGCCAGCGAAAGCGACTTCGACGCCAAGCGGAAGCGGCTCCTGGAAGTGCTGGCGCAATGGCGTCAGCAAAACGGCGACGAATGGATGCCCTTCTGGCAGATCAGTCGCAAGTTGCCCTGGTCAGGTCGCGAACACGAAGAGGTCCGGGCCACACTCCTCGAGCAGCGACTGATCCAGGCGCAAACCGTCGTAACGGGTCGGCGCGGGCGGCCAGGGCTTTACTACCGCTTGCTGCCAGCAAGCGGTATTGAGGAGGTGAAGCGGTGAACGATTTATTGCATTTTTTCAATTTTTGCGCTCAAGCGCGCAAACGTGAAAAAGGAAGCGCAGGTCTCTGCGCGCGCGGGTGCAAAAATAGAAAAAATACAATAAATCACTCTCTCTCTCCTTACTTTTTCCTTACTGATAAAGAGGTTAACGATTTATTGCATTTTTTCAATTTTTGCGCTCAAGCGCGCAAACGTGGAGGAGGAAGCACAGGTTTCTGCGCGCGCGGGCGCAAAAATGAAAAAAATACAATAAATCTGTCTCTCTCTTTCTCTCTCTTCTTTCTCTTTGCCATCTTCTCTCTCCTTGCCACGATTAGGTACTTCCTGAACTTTTTGCCGCTCGTGACCGCAGCGGGAACAGCCGCCAAGGTGACCACAGTTTGTTTGCTTTGTCCGAAAAGCGCAACGAGCGGCCCAAAAAGTGGACCGCTCGTTGCTCCAAGCCTTGCCCAGCCGCGCCTTGCCTCGCAGCGCAAGGCCAAGCCATGCCTAGCCTCGTTTGGCAATTTTTGATTTTATCGCATCGGAGGTGGAATGTGAACATCGAACTCTGGCCATTATCGCAGGTCAAGCCCTA